CCGCAACCGCAATGGCACGCATCATCGCACTCGATACGAATTGGGGCACCTTCACCACGTCGTATGCAGCCGTGATTGCCGATCGCCTCGCATACGCGGCGTGGAACAGCTCGCAAAATTTTCAATATTTGTATTGGGGTTGGGACGTTGACCCGGCATCGATCATCGTGAACAACGCCGCGTCGTTCGGCGCGCAAGTGATCGCCGCGCCGTATCAGGGCGTCGTCCCGGTGTATGGGACGCAACAGCTCGCCGGGGCGCTCATGGGCTACGCCGCGTCGATCAACTACTCGGTGCAGAACGGACGCACGGACCTCGCGTTCCGGCAGTTCGTGGCCGCGGTCGCAACGACGGTTTCCGATCTGGCTACGGCCAATGCGCTGCTGTCGAACGGCTACACCTACTATGGTGCTTACGCCAATGCGGCAAACACGTACTCGATCGCGTATAACGGCAAGCTCTCGGGCGCGTTCTTGTGGGCCGACACGTATCTCGACCAGATCTACCTGAACCGCGAGTTGCAACGCGCGTTCTTCGAGGCCATGCTCGCCTACGGTTCGATCCCGTACAACTCGGATGGCTACACGCAGATCTACCGCGCGGGCGTCGACGTGATCGACGCGGCGGTCACTTCGGGCATCATCCGGGCCGGCGTGACGCTTTCGCAGAGCCAAGCACAGCAGATCAACACGTCGGCGGGCAAGCCCATTTCCGATATCGTGCAGAACCGCGGTTGGTATCTGCTGATCGGTGACCCGGCAAACGTCGCGCAGGCGCGGCAACAGCGCACGTCGCCTACCGCGAAGCTGTGGTGGACGGACGGCGGCAGCGTGCAACAGCTTAACGTCAACTCCACGGCGGTCATCTAACGGCAACCGGTATGCCGGGCTCTCACCCGGCTGACCTTCACGCATTCAGGAGAACCCGGACATGGCCGGCACCCTTACTACCGCGAATTCTACCCTGGCGCTCACGACCGAAGCGCTGTATACCTCGGCGCAACGCTTGCAGGGCTACGCCGCTGACGATGCGTTCGAGTCGGATGCTGTCGAAAATGGCGAGTACAGCTACGGCATCGATGGGAAACTCTCAGCCGGCTTCGTGTTCAAGGAAGTCACGTTCACGATCACGTTGCAGGCCGACAGCGCGTCGCTCGCGCTGTTCGAAAACATCGTGCAGTATGAGCGCACGAATCGCACGAAGCTGCAACAGCAACTCACCGCGACGCTGCCGGCTGTGGGCAAGCGCTACGAGCTGAAGAACGGTTTTTTGCAGAGTTACAAAGCCCCGAGCGGCAAGAAGATCCTGCAACCGGCCGTCGTCGTGCTCGTGTTCGAGCAAATGCAAGTCTCGCCGCAGTAATGGCGCGCGCCGCGGGAATTCTCTTCGTGCACGATGGGCATGTCTTTCTCGGAAAGCGAGGCCCGCGCGGCGACGCGCCCGGCACGTGGGCGTTTCCTGGCGGGCGAGTCGAGCCGGGCGAGTCGGACGAACAGGCGGCGCGCCGGGAGTTGTACGAAGAAATGGGCGTTGCCTACCGCGGCAAGTTGACGCCATTGTACGAAAGCGCAGATGGATTCAAGTGTTTCGGCGCGGCGCTGCCGCGTAAGTTTGTGCCCGATGGCGAAGCGGTCGATGCTGCCGAACACACAGATACGGGATGGTTCCCGTTCGACAAACTGCCCGAACCGTTGCACCCGGGCCTGCGGGAGTTGACAAAAATGCCACTCATTGAAGGCAAGAGCGACAAGGCGCGCTCCGAAAATATCGCCACGGAAGTGAAGGCCGGTAAGGATCCGAAGCAGGCGGCGGCGATTGCGTACAGCGTACAGCGCGAGGCCCGCTCAAAGGATGCTACCGGGCGCTCGCACCCGGCGCTCGACGCGCTACACAAGATCGCAGACGACTGCATGGCTTACGACAAGCGAGGAAAGAAATGAAGCAACGGATGCGAATCGCTCTCGGCGCATTGGCTGCGCTTACCATCGTGGGCGCGGCCTATGCGTCTCAATTCGCACGCCCGTACAGTGGCGGCGGTCCGAACGACTACCCGGCGTCGCTCGGAAATACGATCCAGGGCGTATATCTCGTCGACCCGGTGAGCGGCAACCCGATGACGCCCGCGGGCACCGTTTCGGGCGGCTCGGGTTCGAGTCCGGCCGGCATCAGCGCGAATAGCTCAATCGGCACGACCTCCGCGTTTATCGTGACGGCAGGTCAGTTTCCGCATTGGCTCACGATCAAGAACACGCACGCTACGCAAACGCTCTACGTATCCTTCAACGCGACTGCGACAACGAGCGACTTTTCGATTGCCCCTGGCGCGTCGCTGACGATCCCGACTGGTACATCCAACGGCATTACGGCGATCGGTTCGGGCGCCGGCACGACGTACGCACTCATCGGATATTGACCATGCGTAAATTGCTCTGCGCGTCGCTCGCGCTCCTCCCTGCTGTCGCTTTCGGTCAGTACGCCGGCCCCGTCTATAATCCGGCAAGCGTCGCCATAACAGGCGGCACGGCCGCCTTCACGGGCGTCGTCAGCACGACCGGTAACCTGAACGTGCAGGGCGTCGTAAGCTCCGCGGCCAACACGAGCCCGGCGAGCACAACCAATTCGGGTGTCGCATTGAACTACGCGGCGCCGGGCGGCGCCGACGTTGATCTTTTCGATTCGACACAGACCGCGAATAACCGTACGGGATCGATTCTGTACTACCAAGGCGCGATGCGTTTTCGGTTCTACAACGACTCGCACGGAACGGCACTCGAACCACTTGTCATCACGGGCGGCCAAGCGGCCGGCATCACTGGAATCGCGCTAAATGCGGGCTCGGGTGCAGTCGCCGTTACTGGCGCGCTCACTGTGAGCGGCGCGGCGACGCTCACGGGCGGCACCGCGACACCTACAATCTTGTCGCCCGGGTACACCGTGAGCGCGTTGCCTACTTGCAATACCGCGGCGAAGGGGGCGAGGGCTTACGTAACGGACGCGGCAAACCCGACGTGGAACAGCCCCGTTACCGGGGGTAGTTCCAACACGATCGCCGTCTTTTGCAACGGCAATTCGTGGGTCGCGGGCGGTTGATCACGATCCCTCCTTCAGCAGCGCGCGGATGCTTTCGTGAAACGCTCCGGTTAGTTCCTTCAGAACCGCCTCGCGCGCGGCTTTCTCGATGGCGCGGGCGAACGCTATAGCATCGCAACGCTGAGACCCAATACCCCAAGGTAGGATCGGCAAGGTGCCTGCGATTATTCGAATCTGCTCGTCAGTGAGTGCCATCGCCGACTCCCTTCGCCGCGTCGCGCTTGTCGTCGATCTTGAAAATCGCATCGATCATCTTCGGATGCAGTGCGTGCTTGACTTCCTCTTTCGTGCAGCCGGCCGTATGGCGCAGCGTGAGCACGAAGGCCATCACGCCGCGAGCCAAACCATCGGTGGTGAATTCAGGTTTCATACAGCCCCCTTCGCCTCGGCGCGCTTCTCGATCAATTCTCCGCCGCAGTAGCAGCAGTAGTGAAAGCCGTTCTCCTTGGGGCCGCCCTCGAACAACACGAACCCTTCGCCGCAGGAGGTATCCCAAACGCCGCTTTCGATGTCTGGGTCCTGATTCCATGTGCAGTTCACGATTCCCCCTCCACCCGATCAAGGCGCTCGATTTCGGCGAGGGCGCTATACAGCCGTCGCATGTGCTCGCTTAGGCCACGGCTACGCACTTCGTCGTCGTGCTCATCACATGGATGCACACTCACCGCGTCAAGCTCTTCTCGAACGGCCGCGCGGGCAGCGTGCACCACGTCCCGCGCTGCCGCGCTCACCCCTGGCGATGCTGCCGCGCGGGCCATAATCTGCGCACGCAGTTTGTTCGAATGCTCAATAACACGCATAGAGCACGACTCGCCTTTTATTGCAAGCTCGCGCTGTGTTGCCGCGAACTCGTTCAATAGCAAGTCAAACGCCCCGCGCTCGTCCCGTGCTGCTGCGGGCGTCGGGGCGGCATTATGGCGCTCATATTTGGTGCTCAAGATAGGATCGACTACAGAAATCAACTCGCTGATCAATCCTGCGGCCTCAACGTTGCTGTCGGCGTCAGTCATGCGGTCGTAAAGACCGCTTGAAATTAGCTGCCGTCCAATCAGCGCATACGCGCATTCCGCCTTCCCCGCGCTTGCAGCGAGCCCAGCAAGCGCAAGATCAGCGAGGTTCGCCAGCACTTCGGCGCGCTCCTCGATGCGCATCCACTCGACGCCAGCGCGAGACACCCTGCGTGCTTCGTCGCGAAGCTTATCGATCTCATCGGCAGTTGGCATATGCATGACGCACCCAGGCCTGTCCGAGATATCGACAACGCTACCCGCGCTTGCAGCGAGACTTGCGCGAGCTTGCCAGCCTATCCAGGCTTCGTCGGTGTCCACGTAGATGTAATTCCCGAACGCGTCTTTCTCGGTGTCGTAGTCGATTTGTTCCGCCGCCCACGCCTCGAACGCCTCGCGCTCGCTCATCGCTTTGCTGTCACTCATTGCTGCCTCCGTTGTTCGCGGCGATGATGTCGTGCGCAAGATCGAGCATCGTTTGCTTGTCCATGTACGCAATGACCTCGTACGGGAAAGCGGCCAGCGTCTTTTCCCATATGCGCTCATCGCTCAGCCTCGCCGCGCGCTGCTCGGGCTTCGAGTCGCGCCGCTCGCGCCTACGGCCCTCTTCAACTCCTTCGAGGTAGGCCGCTTTCTCTCCGGGCGTGCGCGACCTCAGCTCGTCGCTGTGCTGCACGCGTGCCTCTAGCTCAGCAAACCACGCGTTCACGTCGCGCTTCATTTCTGCGCACACGCTGTCGTCTTCCATCGCAGCAGACAGCCAGCGTCCGACGTTCCACTCAGCGCGTGTCCACTCTGCTAGCTTGTATTTCTCGTCGCCGTCGAAACGGATGGGCGGCTGCTCCCCCTTCGGCTCGGCCGGTGCGGGGGTGGCAACGAACACTGCTTGCGGCGCATCCGGCCATTCGTCGCGAATCACGTCGAAATCGCCATGCAACCAGCAGCGCAAAAACGCCATGCCCTCATCAGCTTTAAGCGCATACTCAATTGCCGCGATTGCAGGCGTTACAGCCGGCGTCACAATGTCGATCATGCTGTCCTCACTCGTCTGTCGGTAAACGAAAGGTAACGCTTTATTCGCGTCGTGTCAAGCGTCTTCGGCGTAGCTCGCCAGCGACGTATCGGCGTTTCCAGCGATAGGCTGCGCCGAAGTAGGCGGCGTGTGCGCATTGCGCGAGCCATAGACCGCCTGCGCACAGAAGTGCATACGCGCCAAGCGCGCCGCGCGCCGCAAAACGTGCTGCACCGGCCGTCAGACGGCCGAACAGCAGCAAGCCACGCCAGAACCCGTTGAGTAACGCCTCGATCATCTTCCCGCCGCAATAGAGGCAGACTATCAGGCACGTAATTGCAATAAGATAGGCCATGCCGGCACCTATGCGTCGGGGTGTTCGGCCAGGAAAGCCATCGTAGCCGCGTGCTGCAAGCGCTCGGCTTCTTTGTATTTCGTGATTTCAGCAGGCAGCCCGGTCAGCGCGAAGACGCGTTGATAGTTCTGGAAACCGTGCTTCGCGATGAAATTGCGCGACAGGCGCAAACATTCGATCGCGTCGACTTTGATCAACTCCTGTTCTTTAGCAGCTATCCAGGCAGCAGCATCCGTCGCGCCCGCTGTGTCGGGCCTCGCCGACTCTGCACGCAAGGCCTCGCCGACCGCACGCGTCGCCGAGGCCGCGTCGGGGGCTACGAGCGCGGCCTCGATCATTTTCGTGCCGTTAGAGAACGGGTTACCGTTCGCAGCCGCAGCGTTTTCCGGCTCGTTGGCGGGTTCGGACGGCGCTGCCTGCGGTTCGGCAAGCACTGGCTCTGTGGCGCCCGTCTGTGCGGCCAATTCAGCAGCGCGTGCGGCTTCCATTTCCGCCTTCGTACGACGCGCGCGCTTGGGCTTATCGGCCGGCGTTATTTCGTCGGGCGCAACGTCAGGCGGTACTCCGATACTCGTTGTCGTGACAGACCCATCGTCATGTCGCACTTTTGCGATATCAAGCCCCGCGGACGACCGTTCGTCGGATACACGCACGGTCGACGCGGCCGGAACGGCATTCGTCAGACGGCTATGCTCGGCCGCTCGGCCGTTGCGCACCCACCCGATGAAGTCGTCTAGCTCTTCTAAATTGTTGAATTCGATTCTCACGGTCAGTTCTCCCTTGCAGTTGCGGTCGATGTTGGGTTATTCGTTCTCTTGCGTTGCGTGCGTTTGCTCGCGAGTGGCGCGCATGTTGTGTAGCGCGACGAGCCGCGCGCGGCACGCCGATTCGTTCATGCGCACGGCTTCGATGAGTGTCATGAGGCGGCCGACGCCGACACGGTTGGTGTTGCGGATCGTGTAGATAGCGCGCTTGGACGTATTGAGCACGCGGGCCGCTTCGTCGACGCCGAGTGCGTCGGTAAGGTCGGTGATCGTGAAGAGTTCGAGCGGCAGTTTTCGGTAATCGGTGGGCTGAAGATCAGTCGGGCGCATACGTAAAGCTCCTATTAAAGTGATTGTGCGTACAGTCTAACTAACCTGTACGCACTTGGTCAACTGAATGTTAGTACGGAACTGTACGAAATGCAAAGAAAGTCGTATTAATCCGAACTTTTGGCGAGATTTGTAAGACCCGCGGCCGTGAGCGCGTTCGCAATTTTCGTCCGCTGCGCGCGCAGGTCTCTGTCGGCGTAGATGCCGGTCCCGGTCAGACGCTGCTCGACAAGCGCGGCATAACCGGCAATGTCGTGCCAGTTATCCACGTAGTCCGGATCGCCGTTCAGGACGCGTGCGATCTTGTCGGCGATCGTCGCAAGGGCCTGCTTCTGATCGGCGGCGAGTCGCGCGAAGCCCGGCGCCGCACGCATCGTATCTTGCAACGCCTGAGATATGCCTGCGTGCTCGTCGAACATTCCGTAACGCGCGCCGCGCTCGGCGAGTGTGTCTTTCAGATCAGCCATGTGTTTCTCCGTGGTGGGGTGATCAGTCTTTGCGCCAGCGAAGGGCGACATAGCCGGCCGCGTCGAGCGGCAGGTTCGGCGCCCATTTAGGTGTAATCCGCATGCGAGCGAGTAACTGTTCGAGTCGCTGCTCGGCGCGCTCCTGCGGTACTTCGAGAATCACCTCGTCATAGACGTGGTGGACGATATCCTCGACGGCTTCGATATCGACGAGAATTTCCCAAAACAGATCCCGCGCCAATCCTTGCGTGAGGTTGTTCGAAAGAATCTTGCGATCGAGCGTCTCGACGTAGCCTTCTGGCTTATCGTAGATCGCGGTCGGCACGCTCGCACCGGCTTCGAGGTCCAGGCGTGCATTGTGGTAACTGATCGCGCGCCCGCTCGGCAGCATCATGCGTAGAGCAACACTGTCACGCACGAATTGCACCGTCGTGCATTTGCCGCGACCGATCGGCACATCGACCGCACGTCCTGGTTGGTCGAGAGCAATGAGCGCCGCGTATTCGAGCATCGACCACCAGCGTTCAAACATCGGCCGCGCCGCGCGCCATTTGAGCACGATCGAATCGACCTCATCGTCGGGCAGGTGCACGCCGTAGTTGGCCGCCATGTTGGTGAACGCGCCTGCGCCGCCGCCGTAACCAAGGGCCAAATCGGCCACCTTGCCGACCTGTCGTTGGTCCTTCGTCACCTCTTCGTATGCCACGTGATAGATGCTTGCAGCGGCCTTCTTGTAGCCGTCTACGCCTTTCTCGAAGTCGACGAGCTTTTCCTCATCATTCGCAAGCCACGGGGCGAAGCGCGCTTCGATGCCGGATAGATCCGCGCCGATCAGCACGTGCCCAGGTTTCGTCGCGCGAAAGAGCGGGCGCTGCGCGTCGGCGAGCGCAGCGAGAATCGGACCGACGCCCTCGGACGACAGGAATTCTACGTCGCGTCGAACGGCCGCATCGAGGTAGCGCTCGCAATCCTCGGGTTTTCGACCGGGGCGAGGCCGGGCGACATTGAGTAACTGAATCCCTCCTGCTCCACGAGCTGTGGAACGTCCAGAAAGCGCACCGTGGTAAACGGTCGAATGCTGAATGCGTCCGCCAACATGCGCTCTAAGAATCGCAGCACTCTTCTTGGGCGCGCGGGACGCGTCAAGTCGAAGCTCAAGTATCTGGCGAAGTTCGCGTGGTAGCTCTTCTCTTGCTGCGATCTTTTTGAGTGCTTCCTTACCTGCATCGTCGATTTCCTCGCCAAAAGTGGATGCGTATTCCTTGATCTTCGCGACCTCGGATGCGGCCAGTACGTTGCCGCTCGTGAGCCACGCGAGCTGATAATCGAGGTGCGCCTCGGCAAGCTCTTTCAGCTCTTCCATCGCTTCGGCCGCTTCCACGTCGACGCCGAAACCGCGCGCGTTCACACGCATGTCCAACTCGAAGAACCGTTGCTCGCGCGGCGGCAACGGCCACGTCGCGTACCAGAGCCCGTGCATTGCGTCCGTATCGATCAACGCATACCGGTACGTGCGCCCGAAGTGCTCGGGATGCGACTCAGGCGTCCAGTCCGGGTTGGCCGCAATCTGCTTCATAAAATCCGCGCCGGCCGTGTCTTTCTTGATCGGCAGGCCCATTGCTTCGCAGGCACCTTCGAGCGAGCCCGGCAGGCCGTTATACCGTGCGCGTGCAGCTGAGCAACGCACTTGCTCGATGCGCAACTCGGGCAGCTGCTCGTAGCCGCGCTGGCGCCGCAGCACGAGGTTCCAAATCCAGAAGTCGAACGGCGCGTTGTGGGCGACAAACCGGCCACCGGCTTCCAGGTGACGCACAATTTGCGGGGGGATCGGCGGGCCCTCCGTCCATAGGTCCGCACTCTCCATGCCGGGCAGCCGAAAAGTCAGGCAGTAGGCGCGGGTGGTCGGGTCGGCGAGGTAGCGCCCGAGCCCCGCCGCCGTCAGGTCCGTTTTGCTCGTCGTCTCGAAGTCAAAAAACAAGAGGTTGTCAGTCATTTGTCAATTATAGTTCGTTTAACGTTCAAGCACGATATCCCCGGCCGGATCCATCAACCCGCGCCAGCGTAAAACGGGGAGCACGTAAGGGTTGCGAAAATAGCTGCTGGCACGCATTGCCCATCGATCTTCGCGACCATGCGACCATGTTTTGCCATCCCAATACGCCCAACACGTCCCATAGCATTTCTTTACGCGGTACACCCCACAGCGCACGGGCTTTACGTCGCCAGGAAACCAAGGCGAGCGAGGCGCCTTAACGATAGTTCGGGTCATATCTGAAACTCTCCAATCTGTCATTGCGAACAAAACGAACTTCTGTCAGAAACACCTTGCCATCTTCGTACTTTGTCAAGGTAATGTCAATCGGTTTCGGCACTAGTTCGCGCAGCAGCACGGCGCGGTATCCCTCGGTCGGCGCCTTTGTGCCGGTCGCGCGCTCCCAAAACTTGCGGGACTGCGCGTAGAAACGGTTATCGGCAGTCGTGCGGTCGTAATCCAGGCGCAGCGAGTACGGGCCGAAATCGGTGTGAAAGTCGAAGTGAAGAACGCTGTTACCTTCGGGCTTGATGTGCATGTCGTTTACGATCAGTGTGCGCGTGACGCGGCACTGCTCGTCGGCCAGCACGACGCTTTCTTCGTCGTGAATTTCGTACCCGTCGCCGTCACCAATGCTACGCTTGCCCGCTTCGCGCGGCTGCCGCGGCACCAAGAACCCCTGGCGCGGCCGGCCGCACTGCCGGCACGTCAAGTGCTCGGCGTCGTTCAGATAACCGCACCCAGGCGTATCGGGTTCCATGAGTCCGAGAGCGACGCGCAGGTCATGCTCGGGCTGCGCCGGGCTGCTCACCGGGAACCGGATAGATGAGCGTTCGCGGCGCGGTACTTCGATCGCGGCGCCTGTCTCGGTGCGCTTGAACGGCGTTTCGATAACCGCATCGGTGCATTCCCACAGTCCGACACGCGAATCGCCTGCATCAATGTCGGCGTTGATTGCGCCGTGCCGCGCGAAATTGCCGCCCGCGTCGAGCACGAGGCAGTTCTCTTTTCCAGGGTAAGGACGGATGCCGCGCCCGATGATCTGGCGCCAAAGCACGAGCGAGCGTGTCGGGCGCAGGCTCACGATGCAGTCGACAAACTTTGCATTGAAACCGGTCGTAAGCATCGCGACGCTGACGATGTGCCGGTGCTTCTTCGCCTTGTACTCGGCAACGCCTTCGATGCGTTCGGACTTTTCCAGATTGCCGTGGATGATGACGGCCGATTCGCCCGCATCGACCAGCGCACTGTGAATCATCTTCGCATGCTCGATGTTCACCGCGAACCACATGAAGTGTTTGCGGTCCGGCGCGTGATCGAGCGCAATGCGCACGCATTCGCGCGTCACGTCCATCGCGCGACGGGCCAGTTCGGCCTCGTCGAAATCGCCCCCTTTGGTCTTCACGTCCGTCGTGTCGATCTGCGGGAAGCGCAGGGCGGGCGCGACGACAGGCGCAATATGCCCTTCGCGTACGAGTCGATTAAAGTTTCGCCCGCACGTCAGGTCATATACCTTGGAGTCGAACAGGCCACACTGCACGAGCGGCACGACTTTCAAGCCTTTCATGACAAAAGGTGTCGCGGTGAGCCCAATGAAGCGCACGCCAGGGTTCGCCGCGCGCAACCCGTTCACGATGTTCTGCGCGGTCTTCGTGCGCATTTCGAACGTGTGCGCTTCGTCGACGATCACGAAGTCGATACGTCCGAAGCGCTTGACCTGTTTCATGACCGACTGCGGCGAGCCGATCGTGATCTGCGACATGCGGTCCTTCATGCCGAGCCCGGCGCAATAGATGCCGATGCGCGAAATAAGCGCGGCCGACAGGAACCCCGTCGCTTCCTCGGCGTTCTGCGACACGAGCTCCATCGATGGCGCGAGCGACAGGATGCGCGCCTGCGGCCATAGCTGAAGGATGCGTTCCGTGAGCATCGCATTGATAAGCGACTTGCCGCCGCCCGTGACTACGGCCGCAATGGGGTTTACGTTGGCCGCTGTCGTGAGCGCCCCGATAATCTCGTCGACCGCCTCTTGCTGATACCATCGCGGCGTTAGCCGTGCCATAACTCACCTATCGGTTATGCGTTCTTATAGAAGAAATAAAAAAGACTGCACTACATTGTAAATGAAAGTGCAGTCTTTCGGCAAGATGCGAATGTCAGGACTTTGGCACGAATGGTGCTACGTCCGGGTTTAAGGAGAACACCTCGCGAATCACGTCGCCCGGGTATGCCCGCTCGTTCGGCCACGGGCGGCCGGGCGTTGGGCGAATGTGCCACTCGATACCTCGAATGCGGCACACACGCGAGCAATCGCGGCCGAGTTGCGCAAGCAACGCCGTCGCGATTGGCTGCTCGCAGGTGAGGAATCGGCTCGCCTCTTCGACGGTGTAGTAAGCGTCAGCCATCGATCGCCCCTGACGTGAAGATGCGTACTTGGCCGTCCTCACCGTAGTAGATATCGATCGCAGACGTGCGCGGGCCGATGCCAATCCATGCGAGCTCGGTGCCCGGTTGCACTCCGACTGCTTCGACTTGCCGTTTGAACTCTTCCCAGGTCATGCGGCTACCTCGCTGTTGGTAAATGGATTTGAAGGCGATACTACCGTCAATCTCAGTCCTTCGTCAACATATTCTTGTGGTGCATCGTAGAACCGCCCTTTCGAGTCCTGACCGCGCGACCAACCGCGCGAGCACAGCCAGCGAGCCACTTCGTTAGCTCGCACGCGCCGGCCTGCGTTGCTCGCTTCGAGCGCCGTGAGTATCGGACCCGAGTACACGCGCCGTCCCCCGCTCTGCCGCAGCATCGTCTGCAAAATGGCGGGCAAGAGGTCGTCCAGTTCGTGGAGCGGCACGCCCTCCCCGCTGAGCATCGCCACGCGATTGTGCTCGCGCACGGCGTCACTCGCCGCCTGACACATGGCGTAGTAGCGCGCCTCGTCCTCGCAATACTGCTTCTTCGCCTCGGCAAGGATTTGAAGCACTTCCACGGACCAGTTTGGCGCGCACGGGCGCGTTGCCATGATGGGCATGAATCGCCGATTGCCCGTATCGTCCCTGTTCAGTTCGTGCTTGTTGGCCGTGCCGACGAGTACGAAGCGACGCGGATGGGCTTCTTCTTGCTTTTCGTAGGGCCTGCGGTATGCGTCGACAGCATCTTCCGACCATCGCTTAATGTCGTCCATGTCACGCCGGCCCATGCCGGACATTTCGGCGAGCTCAGCGATGACGGAGCGCGATGCCGCCATGCTCATGCGCCGATCGTCCGAGAACGCTATCGAGCTCGGCAGCGGGACACCGAGCGCGCGGGCAATGTCAGCAACAAATCGGCTCTTGCCGATGCCCTGCGTGCCGATGATGACGGGCACAACGGGGGCGGGCGCGCCGGGGCGCAACTGCCGCATGACGAGCGCAGCGAAGAGCGCTCGCGACGCGTAGGTTTGCGCAAGCGATGGCGCCGCACCAAACGTGTCCTCGAAGACCGTATCGAGCCGCGGCACGCCGTCCCACGCCGGCAGACTCAGGATGGCAGTCTTCCAGGGGTCGTAAGTGTGTTCCAGCGCGATCGCTTCGAGCGCTTTATCGATCGTGCCGGGCGTGACGTTATTGCACCCGATGCGCGATAGTGCGTCGGCAAGCCGGCCGACAGGCGGCACGTCGGCACTCTCAACCGTGCTCGTGCAGGCGTTCAGACGCGGGCGGGCGTCAATCTCGCGCAGGAGCAGTTCCAGCCCGAATTTTACGTTCACGAACGGTGCACTCTTTCCGGCTTTCTCGGGATATTCGACGAGACCGCAAAGACGTTCGGCAGCCAGATCGAGCGGTGACGATAGGTCGGCCGCGTCGGCACTAGTGAACGCAAAGAACTCCTGCAACTTGTGCGACCAAATGCCCGGCGTGTCGCCCATCATGACAATTTCGGCTTTGCCGAAATGTTTCGGTTCCAAGTCGGGGCGCCACGTATCGAATGGGTCGGCACATTGAAAGCCGAGCGAGTCGGGCAGCGCGGCGACGATCTGCTCGACTGTTTGGCGCCCTACGTCCTTGACGTTGATCACCCACGAACGCGGGAGAGCCTTGTCTCCAAGAGCGCGCGTTGCGAGCAGGCCGTAACGCTCGCCCTGTTCGGGGTCCAAACCTTGGGCTATTGCGTTAGCTTTCTGATAATCGATAGCTATCGTCTTCGCTTCGCGGCGGCGACGGTTCTTCGCATCGCGTACTGCCGAAACAAAGCGACGCTCTTCAATGTCGCGCAGCGCACCGAGCGCCGCTACGTCGATCATACCTTCGATGCGGTACTTGGCTGGCGCGCCGACGACTTGCGGCGCGCGCTCGATGAAGTGCTCGCCGTGCGGTACGTCGCGCGTCACGTCACCCTGCGTCACGGGTGCCGCTTCGAACATAAGACGGGAGGGCTGGTAGACGAGCGCGTCCGAGAGTTGCCGCACAAGCAACGCGCCCGATTTGCTGATCTTCACGAAACCCCGCCCCGCCGCCCACTGCTCGATCTGCATGCGCTTGGCGAGCGCGGGCACGTCCGTGCCACGCGTCACTGCAAGGTAGACATGCACGCCGCGCAGGCCGCGGCCAGCGACGTAGCTCGACGAGCTCGGACGCGCGACGCGGTGGGCGTTGCGCATCCAGGGAGAGCAAGCTTCGAGTGCGTCGAGTACGGCACCTACCGACGTGAAGTTATCCCCGTCAACGTCAACGTCAATCGGGAACAGCGCGGGGCCGTACGGGAACGAAAACGCCTCGTTGGTGCGGGCAACAGCGTCGCGCCTGAACTCGGCGCCGGCTCGCGTGGTGAGTGGCGTACTACCCGCCACGGGGATACCGCACGTAATTGCTTCGTGCGGCGTGAGGACTTCGAAGACGTGCGAAAGAAACGAAACATCGGGAATCTCCACGATGCGCGCTGAACCCTCGGTCATGTGGGCGATCGCTGTGGATTCAATGCGCCCGTCTGTACCCCGTTTGAAAGTCTTGGTCAGTTCGCAGTTCGTCGCGGTGATCTGCGCAAACGTGATTTTTGTCATTTATGCAGCCTATCGGGAAGTTGCACTTCTTAGGTGGGACGGTG